GAGCTCTCCAGAAGCAAGTGCCACAACCACAGAACGGTTCCCCTGACAAGGTCTCAGGTATTAAGTCCTCAGTACCATCCCACACCGCTTCAAAAAGCATGTCGGTGTAATCCTCTACGCCCTTCTCTAGTACCTGTGCCCAGCCTTCATCATTTACAACAAACTTTTTAGTCATCGCTTTCCTCCGCCATTGGTAGGTCTGATGTGTCAAATACTAACTTTTGAATCTGTTCCTTTAAGTCAACTTCTTCACGAATACTTGCAATTACTGGATCAATACCTTGCCACTTTCTTTCGCCAAAGTAATACCATCCACCCTTACGTTGAATGATCTCTTTGACTACAGCAAGCGATGCAACTTCTTTTGCAAAGTCATACTCTCCTGCGGCACAGTCTCCGCCATTTGCAAAGTAAAAATCAAAGTAGGCAACACGTTGTGGTGGTGCTGTCTTATTCTTTAATGTGCGAACCTTGATGCGTTGACCAATGCGATTCTTATTACCGCTAGGACCAATCTCAATCCACTCATCACGACGAATCTCACAGCGAGTAAAGAATGCATAATTCTTTCCTTCACCTCCAGGAGTAGTGCGAGGATCACCGTGCATTACACCGATCTTCATGCGGTACTGATTGATAATGAGACCGAGCACTGGACGTTCATCTTCAACCAGACTGCGCTTGATTGCAGAACCAACTACACGAAAGAACTTATTGGTTAGGAGTGCTCCCCTTCCAACAGTCATCTCATTCATGTCCTTCTCCATTTCAGGGGCAGGTGAAAGGGCAGGAAGGGAGTCAATGACAATAGCGTCCACTGACTTTGATTCTGCGAACTCTATAACGGCTTGATAAGCCTCTTCCATAATGTTTGTTTCAATAACGATTACTTTGCTGGTATCCACTCCGCACATCTCTGCGTACTCTGGAACCCACTGCTCTGCAGCAACCCAGACAGTTGTGTGGTCTTCTTTTAGCGCTTGGTTTGCTGCGATTGTTTTAAGCGCGACTGCTGTCTTTCCATGCGATGGTTCGCCAATAAGTTCATTCCATTGATTACCAGGGAAACCACCACCAAGAACATAATCAAGAGTGGTAGACCCACTAGTAATACGAGGAATAAGATCAGACCGAATGTCAGACGCAATAACCACCACATTATTGCCAAACTTTTTGTTAAGGGTAGCAACAATTTTTCTCGCTTCATCATTCATTTAGTCTACTCTCCCGATAATTCCTTGTGGGTTCCAATTACTTTGAACATCATTACCTATAGCGCTCTTTGCGTTACCTTCAACTTTTGCACCAGTCAATGATCCGTAACGACTTCCTGATTGGCTTATTGGGTACCCACAGTCATAACAACGTGGGGCTGCGTTCTGTACAGACATGTAGTTTGTTCCACCACACTCAGGACACGATGCAGTTTGTGACGCACTCTGTGCTCGTGATGCTGGTTGTTGTGGTTGGACAGGTTGAAACTGAGCCATCGGTTGTTGCGACGGTGGCATTGGGTTGTTTACTGGACGAGGTGCTGAGACAGGCACCTGTTGCGCTGGTGCTTGTGGTTGTGCGTTTAATTGTTTAGCCCACCAATCAGCATTACTCACTTTGCTTCTCCCCACTTGTTAACAATTTTTACATCTGCAATAAGAGGAACTGTAATCTCTGGTAGGTGGATACCTTCCATCGACTCACGAATTGCTTCGGCTGTCTCTTCTGCTAGATCTTCACGAGCAACGGTAACCAACTCATCGTGGATAGTCAAAACAACATTCACACCTGGTTCATCAGTAAAACAAGAATGTGCTCTAACAATCGCTAATTTCATTAAATCTGCAGCAGATCCTTGAATTACTGTATTAAATGCTTGACGATCTGCTCGTGACTTTAGTCCTCGTTCTTGACTCTTTAACTCTGGGATATAGCGACGACGGCCAAAGATAGTTTCTACGTATGGTATAGGGGCTTTCCCAGTTGCTTGTCGAATTACTTTTGCTTTGTACTTAGAGATGTCATTGAACTGCGCCTCAAATCGAGCCAACAAATCTTTTGCATCTGTTACAGAGCAACCAATACTTTGTGCAATCTTCTCTGGTCCAACACCGTAAGCAATCGATAGAACTAACACCTTACCTGCTTTACGATCTACCTTCATGGTGTCACCAATGGTCGTGTAGATGTCTCCACCAGTCCTGTAGTTCTCTACCATGATTGGATCACCTGAGAATGCTGCAATGATACGTGGCTCAATCTGTGAGTAGTCAGCAACAATTAACTTGTATCCTGGTGGGGCAATAAACAAGTTACGAATAAGTTTTCCGTACTCACCGCTACTAGGGATGTTCTGTAAGTTAGGGTCACTACTGGAGAAACGTCCAGTCTCTGCTCCATGTGCTTTAAAGTTTGTGTGTACTTTGCCGTTAATCATAAGGCTCTTCTTATCAACAATCTTTTCTTTACCCATGGTTGTACGAGTAATCTCTCCACCTAGGTAAGGCATTACGTAGGTTGTCATTAACTTGTTTAAGTCTTGATACTCCAAGATTGCATCTACTAGTTCATCTTTCTTTCTGTAGAACTCCAGTGCATCAGAAGATACTGAGTAGTGACGAATAGTTAATGCTTCTGGAGTACTTGCAGCAACCTCTTGACCCTTTGTAGTAAGCGCAATGCGTATACGTAGGTTAGGGCGAATTCCTCTTCCACCTTCTTCTTTAGAAGAGAATAATAATTCTTGCTTTTCTTTTACTGAGTTCATGGAGAAAGGTTTGCCAGTTAACTTCCATGCCTTTGCTCGTGCAAGGTCGATGTCTTTCTCAAGACGTGCCTTTAATAGTGTGAGTTCTTTTACATCGATGTTGGCTCCAGCAAGTTCCATATCGCATAAGGCTGCTACAACATCCATCTCCAATGCCCATACACGCTTGAGACTTCCCTCCAGGCGTGGCTCTAAGGCCTTGTACAGTTTCCACGTAACCTCTGAGTCAAACCCTGAGTAATAAGCGACATCGCTAAAGGAGTGAACCTCAACCATGGCTCCAATACCTTTTTCAACCTTAACCTTCAGCGTTCTTTCTGCACACGCAGCAAGTCCTAGCATGTTCTTGTTGCGGTTATCAATAATGAATGAAGCCATCATTGTGTCAAAGAACGGCTTCTTAGGAACTTCTCCACGGTAATACTTAGCAATTGACTTCAAATCAAACTTAACATTGTGTCCAATCTTTAACTTGTTGCTAAAGAACAAAGGCTTTAATGCTTTGAATACATCTCCAGGAAGAAGTTGTGCTGGTGGAGCATCAAAGACTGGAGTCCACTTTGCTTCATTTTTTGAGTAATCTATCTCTTTTAATTCTTTACCCGCAGCAAGTTTGCGTTGACCACTTAGTAGTAATTCTTTATCCCAATGAAGGAACTCACCGTTCGGGTGTCCCATGGGGATTACGTCAGTGCGATCTTCTGTTGCTAATGAGATCCACATAACGTCGTTAACAACAGGTTGGATACGGTTTTCACCAACTGTTTCCACATCAAATGCAAATGCATCTACCTTGGAGTAAAACTCAACAAGGTCTTTTAGTTGTTCTTTTGTTGTAATGATATTCATGATCCCTCAATCTTTGTAGTGAGAAGAGGCCTGGAAACGGAAGTAAACAGGCCCCTTCTCTTGGAAGTGCAGTTACGCTACAGAACGAGCAACCTCAAGCATTTCGGAGCGAGGGGTCTCCCTAATTACTTCTGCTGTGAACGGTACAGCGGCTGCTACAGTCTCTGTAACAGCGTCACTGCTTAACTTCCATTCCTCTGCTAGATCGCGGCCACGAACGAAGTTGAGGGTATACTGCGTAGTTGGGCCCATACCTAATCGAGAAATTTCCCAGAACTCTTTATCAAGAGGTCCTTTGCGCTCATCATCATGCGCCTTCTTAATCTGGCGAGCAAGTGATGGTGGTGCTGTAAGAATTTGAACGCCCTGTGTCTCACCGCTAAGAACAAGGACATTGAATGCGAACTTCCCACGAGGCTTATCACCTAGTACATCGCATAGTGGGCAGTTGTCGCCCAAGCAAACAAAGGACTTCTTACCCTTAGGGCGTTCAATCCAGTGTTGTTCGTATGAAGCAAATGGACGATCTTCGAGGAACTTTACAAGTTGTGGTTCTTCGGAGAAACGGAAGTCAGTTGGAAAATCTCCATCTGTCTTTGTGACGAGAGCATCGATTGCATCCCATCCTTGTTGAACAGTTGTTCCTACTTTTGGTGTTGCAGTTTCGCTATCCTCGTCGAGGTATGCGTCTGCATCTACCTGTGGTTTTGTAATTGGCATTTGTTTCTTTCTGGTAATGAGGCCTAACGGCTCTCGGTGGATGTGATTTCCTTCCAGCGCTTTACTAAAGCCTCTGTAAGGTCTTCGTGTTGGCTCCACTCTACACGAGCAGAACCAAGTAGTCCTCTACGATTAAATTCCTCAATCGAAGATTCTATTAGTGCACGAGTATAAACTCGGTTGCCTCCAGTCTTCTCACCTTTAAGTGTTTTAGACCGAAGACGATATGGTGCACGAGGAATGTATCCCTTGCGTTCCCATAAGCGGATAGTGACAATAGTCTTCTCCAACGCAAGTGCTAATGCACCGATTGTGAATACCTCTGTCTCTATTCCACCTAATGTTTTAATGACGGGATTTGCATCCCAGCCATTACTCTCACCGCTTTTACGACGAGAAACTTTTGGGTCTAGATCACGACGCTTCTTTTTAGAACCAGGGATGTATTCAAGGTCAGCAAATGCTGCATCAATCTCATCTTGTCCACGTAAGCCTGCCATGTGTTATCTCTTATTCATCACTAACGCCCACACAATTTTCTGTGGGTACATAAGATCAATCTCTGACTCTGTTAGTTCGTCGTTGTAAAGAGCAGCCATTAAAGCATCCTCATCTACAACACGAATTGTCTTATACAGTTGATCTTCCATTCCTTTTTCAGTAATGATTTCATCTGCAATAAGTTCATCGATCTTACGTGAGACACGACGCTGCTTAACAACAGCGCCAAATCCATTTACCTCTTCAGGCAATTCAATAATAATGTTACCTTTGTCGTCTACTTCACCAAGTTCATCTAGTTGAGAAAATAGACGTTCACGAACTTCTTTGCTTTGTTTTTCTAAGAAGTCAATTTGTTGTTTAAGAAAAGAAAACTCTCGTGCGTCTTTAATGAGCGGATCTTCTTCTCGTGATTCTGTTGCTTTTACTCTTGCCATGTTTCCCCCTATGGTCTTGCTTTCTGTAAGAACCCTATCAGACTACCAACAGTAAGATCGACTCCACCTTTAGCGTTGATACCTTGCCCATCAATAACTGCATCTGCTATAGCGTTCTTCTGCTGGAGCATATCATGTTGGCGCTCTTCAATCGAATCTGCAATCAACATGTCTTGAATAGTAATACTAGGCCAACGGCTGGATGCTCTCTTGATTCGGCCATTTCGTTGTACCGCCAGTCCTGCACTCCATGGTAAGTCGTAGTTGACGAGCAGGTTGGCGTTAGGAAGGTCTACCCCGTAACCCCCAGCATCTGACGAGATGAATACACGGCACTCTGGATCTGTAAGGAACTTCATCTTGCTTGCTTCTTTCTCCTTAGCATTCATGTACCCCGTGTATAAAGTTCCACTAACAGCGTCTTGGATACTTTCAAGCATCCCTACCCAAGAAGTAAAAATAACTACCTTTGCTTCTGGGTCAGTGTCCAGGTGATCTTTGACATAAACTTTTAACGCATCTAACTTAGGGTTGCGGGTGACTCCTTCAAGTAAGTCTCTTGTTTTTAAACTGTTGATGTAAGCACTACCTTCACCCATGTGCTCGTCAAATTTATCTGCACTCTTATGCAAGAGGTTTGGGTCATCACACAACATACGAAGAGCGGTTATTTTGGACATGATCGAACCACGCAACTGATCTGCTGGACTTCCTGGTTTGCTATCATGACCGTAGTGAGCCATCAACGAGAAGTTAGCACCTAGCAACTGCTGTGCCTCAAAGAGTTCGTTGCTTAGTTCATCTGCTATAAAATTATAAAGCGAAGAAGTCTTCTTATCAAAGGAGATAAACATAGGGTCACGATGAATAGTGTCTGGAAGATATGGAGCAACGTCTGCATCTGTCTGAACTTTTCGAACGGAGGAACTTTTCATCTTGTCATGAAATAGTTGTAAGTTTCTATATCGCTGGACTCCACCAAAATGATTGCGAACAATAAAAGTCTGGTCAAACAAATCAAAACGACCAAGCAATGTAGGATCTACAAACTGCATGATGCTGTAGACCTCTTCTGGTCTACCATTCTCAATAGGTGTTCCAGTCAACGCAAAACGTATAGGGACACTGGCAGATAACTTCTTAACAGCCTTTGACCTCTTTGATTTAAACCCCTTGATCGCTGTGGCCTCATCGCAAACAATAGCGCCCCACTCCTGATCTTTAACTAGGTCCCAATCACCTACTACAGTCTCGTAGTTGCAGATGACATAGTCTGTACGTTCTTCCCAGCGCTTTGCACGGACTGTCTTTGTTCCATCTACCACAGTTGTAGTGGAGTCAGAGAACTTCTGGATCTCTTTCTGCCATTGGTATTTAAGGCTAGATAAAGCAATAACTAATACTGGCTGTGTAATTACACCGTTGTCTTTTAACCCCTCTACAGAGGCGATGGTCATACAGGTCTTACCCAGACCCATCTCATAGGCAACGAGCATCTTCTTGCGCTCTACCATACGGTCTACAGCCTCTACCTGGTAGGGCTTGAGTGTTCCTTTAAATGTCATTATCTATCGGGGTTGGTGCTGTTGCTAGTGTTCCGCAGAGTGCACATTCCATGTCTAGCATATACAGGGAAATTTCTCCATCCTCAAACATTGCTTGCACATTCCACAGCATTGATCCACATACGCAGACATGTAAGGGGCGTTCCTTATCTCGTAAGTCCATCATAGGTAAGCCGCCTTGCCATAGATCATGTCTCGTGCAGAAGCAATGCTCTTGTGAATGTCATCCTCAATCATGTCTCCAACATCCTTAACATCAACTCCTGTGTAGTTAAAGTAAGAGAGTTCAATTCCATATTTGCGAGCATGGCCACGCATCTCTTCTGATGCCTTCTGTCCAGCGCCATCGTTATCGAAGGCAGCAATTACTCGCGGTGCACGGCGCATTATCTTTACTTGGTCAACGCTAGGCATTGCTCCGTAGGTAGAGATTGCGCTGTAACCTAACCCGACTAATCTGACTGCATCAAGTGGAGACTCGACAACGATCAATGGTTCATCTTCTTTCAGTACCTGCACATTGAAAACTGTCTTTGACTTCTTAACGCCTTGAGGTTGATTGCGAAAGAAACGACCACGAGCACCCTTCTCTTGCCACCCCCACAAAGAAAAATCATTGGGGTCTCTGATAGGAAGTATCCATGCAGTATTCTTCTCGTCCCACAACACTCCGCAAGTCTCTACAGCGGCTACTGTCAAGAACCTTTTTCTCAACTCAATTTTTGGAGGAGCAACATACACAGCCAGACGAGCCTCTGACATTCCAATCGGATGTGCTTCGGCTTGAATGTACTCTGGCAATTCCTTGATACGCCTCATCAATATGTCGATAGGCATGTCTTCTTTATCGTTTACATACTCACGAGCCTCGTGGTAATCAATGCCTTTTATATCTGCAACAAGTGTGTAGATGTTTCCTTTGTAACCGCAGGAGAAACAGATGTGTGCACCAGTCTCAGAGTTAACCCACCAAGAAGGATTGTGATCTTCTTTTCCTGTGCGCTTCTTGTGCATGGGGCACAAGCCATTGACCTCGATACCTCGCTGTGCATACAGTGGTAGGTCTAAGGAAAGTAAGACACGCTCTACATCAATCACATGCGGTTCCAATTTGAACAGTACTGGCACTTCAACATCTCATCCTCATCGTGGAAACATCCAGTCTCCCAGCGCCATGTAAGGGCTGTCTCACTAGGACCACAGTTACGCGATGCAACGATCTTTAATAAACGAATCTCTTCATCTTCTTCTACTGGCTCTAGACCAAGAATTACATCTGAGTCCTGAAAGAAAGATGATGAGTAACCAATGGAGTCAGCAGTAACCTTTCCAGCACGCATCTTCCACAGAAGAGTTTGTGTAGTAATGATTACTGGCTTCTGAATTCTTTGCGCTAATCTCTTTAGACCACGAGTGATGTTAGTTATTGCTTGTGGCGTATTCATTTCACCACTTACTTCATCAAGCATCAAGTACACGCCATCTACAAATACGATGTCTGGTTTTGTCTGTTCAATCTTTGCAGCAAGTGATGAGACTGTGATTCCATTTACAGCATCTACCAAGTGGAAGGAGTGCTCCTTCTCCATCTCGTTTAATGTGTCGATGTATCGAGCCTCTTCTGCTGGCAATAACTTTCCGCGACGTAGACGTCCGTGAGAGATGTGGGCACGCATCGCATCATGACGTTGTTGTTGTTCGTGGTTGTTCATCTCAAAAGATTGGAACATAGGAATCTTCCCACCTCTGTGCACATTGATCGCCATCTGTAATGCAATCTGTGACTTACCTGTTTTAGGGGGAGCGATGATTGTGATCAACTGACCAGACTGTAGTCCTGCAGTTGCTTCATCTATCTTTGCAAACCCTGTAGGAATACCTAAGAAGATTGAGTTCTGTAGAGACTGGTATTCCTTGTAACGCTCCTCGGTATTTTTTGTAAGGTCAATCTCGTGAGTTCCAAGAACACCTTGCTCATTAACTTTTGTAATCGTTGCTTCCATAGCAAGCAGAGCGGCATCGTGATTATTATCTTGTAGTTGCTCAATCGCATTTTCAAGACCTTGACGAGTGAGGAGTCGACGACGGAAGTCGACTATGGTGTCAAGTAGATACTCGATATTGTCTTGTACATCTAGTACTTTGTAATTTGGATAGTGGTCTTTAACTGTTACAGCAGTAGGTACTTCGCTGTACTCCCCGTAATGATTACGGACAAAATCCCAGACCCTCTTGTTGTCATCATCTAAGAACCAGGAATTGGTAACACCACGTTGTAGTGCTGGAACAATGTCTCGATCTCGAATGACTTTACTGACTAAACGATGTTCGTTGTCAGATGCCATTTAGTGCCCCCTCTTACATATTGTCTATTTGTACTCCTGCTGACCCGTATCGTGCAACTCTTCCTGGTATATCAATGACGCCCCGTAGGTTAGCACGGTATGGGAGACCAGCAACTAACTCATCTGGATTCTCATAGAGTTGCCAGTAGTTAAATGGATTCACTACACGTTTCTCTAACTTGTCAAATGCCTTTTCCAGTAATTCTTCTGTCCAACCTTGGTCTTCGTAACCAGCCAACTCAAGTGAGATACCGTAATTGTTTGCGAGGTTCCACAATTTGTTTGCGTTCTGTAAGTTAATGTTTCCGATCTTGTACTCAATTTTTTTAGATAAAAGTTTTCTAGTTTCTCCTTCAACTAATGCAATCACTACATCGGTTAGGCACACTACCTGGAGAGAGGAGACATTTGAAATGTCCCCGCCTTTCATATTACTTCTACTTTAGCGTACTTGACCACGAAGTCACGAAACTTCTTCGGGTCATCGCTTGCCTCTACCGCTAAGTCCTCAGAGATTGCTGTAGGAACAAGTATCGAGTAGTGACCATCATTAAATCGCATCTTGTTCTGAACAAATGCTGCGTGCTTGCATGAGGCTGTCTTACGCCACACAGGGCAGTTGCATCGTGTTTTCTTTGTTTTAGTATCAACTTCAACTTCAAAAATTCCAGCAGCCTGAGCAGAGATAAAGACTTGAACGGTTCTCCAAGGAGACTCCATACTCATACCTCTCATTGTGCTGCTCGCAGGTCAGAACCAATGATAGGGACTCGGATAAATGCTTCGTGTGCGAAACTTGCCATCGCTTCTTTGTACTCCGATTCCCAATCTTCTAGTCTAACATTTGTAGTTACGATTGTGGGCAGAGCCTTGTCGTATCTTAACCTGAGAATTTCATCAAATGAACTGTCGTCATACTTAGATCCATACTCTTTACCAAGATCATCAATCACAAGTATGCGAACATTAAGCCAGTCAAACTTCGAGCGTCCGTGAAAGCCATCAAGTTCATAAACCATATTGCGCTTATCATCGTGATCCGCATCGAAGGTTGATTTTTTTCTAGACAAAAATTCTGGATAGGTCATGTAATAGATCGGCCTAGCGCTTAGCCCGTAGTCAGATGCTGTCAGTCCCAAGATCTTTGCAGCCTCAACATCATCTTCTGGAAGTCTGCGGATGAACTCCATAGCCGCAACTACTGCGTGAGTCGTCTTACCAATTCCTGGACCGCCATCAAACAAAAGACCAACGCCGTTGATACCGATGTTGCCAATCTGCTTGATGACCTGACCGCCGATTGCATCATCAATCCACGTCGATACCTCGCTAGGAAACTCTCCAGCCCTATCGATAATGTCCTGTTGCTCAAGGCCTAGAAAACGACGTGGGATATTTGAGGTACGCAGTAGCCAGTGCTTCTTTAAAGCAGACAGTTGATTGATGTCGTACATGATCCCCCCTCAGGGTTACTACTTAGTGAATGTGAAGTCGTTGTCAACCTTGAAGGTCAGTGAACCAGTAAATGCTGCTGGCTTTCCTTTTGCATCTAATGCTCCAGTTGCAACCATCTTGACTGACTTGCGAGGTGTGTGCTTAAGGACTTGCTCTTTTACCCAACGCTTTGCAGCAGATGCATTCTTCCATGCGGTGTACTCACTGATGCCTTCTGCAGGTTGCATTGAGTTAACAGACTCACCAGCAGGGCGCTGTGCACTGACGATAGCAAGCCATCCGCCAGCCTTCTCTGTGTTGAGTGTGATTGTTGCTACAAATGTTGCTTCAACTTTTTTAGCCATCTC